GCTTCCCGCTTAACGCTTAGCACTTATCACTGCAACGCTTACCACCTAGACTTATACGAAATGCGTGCCACCGATGGCATTTCCATCAAAAATATACGCAGGAGACGCTGTAAGCTGGACAGACGATTTTGCCGTTGGCGCGTCCTCTTACGCCTACTACTTTCGCACTAACGCTGCATCGGGCGCCACAGCTTCCGGCACACTTAGCGGCGGCCTCTGGACCTTCACATTGCCCGCGCTTACCACCGCCGCCTTCGCCACCGGCCAGTGGTTCTACCAAGCCGTCAGCGTCACCGCCTCACAACCACTTACCGAGCGCACCGGCGGCTTCACCGTGTCCCCGGCGCTGTCCTACGCCGGCGCCCCCACCGCCCTCGATCTGCGCAGCCAAGCCCAGATCGACCTCGATGCGGTTGAGGCCGCCATCCGCGCCCTCGCCACCGGCGCCCAGGAGTACCGCATCGGCACCCCCACAGGTGGCCGCATGGTCAAACGCGCCGACCTCGCCGATCTGATCGCCTGGCGCGACCGCCTCAAAGCCGACGTGGCCCGCGAAAAGCTCGCCGAAAACGTCGTCAACGGCAAAGGCGACGGCCGCTCCCTCTACGTCCGCTTCTCCTAAGCCGCCATGGGCCTCCGCACTTGGTTCCGCCGCCAACTCGCCATTGCGCGACACGGCCGCCGCGCCTACGACGCCGCTAAGTGGAATCGCTTCACGGCCGACTTCCTCGCCTCCGGCAACAGCGCCGACGCCGAGATCCGTGGCAGCCTCAAGGTGCTGCGCAACCGCAGCCGTGCGCTGGTCCGCGACAACCCCTACGCCCGCCAGGCCAAACGCACCACCCAGATCAACGTCATTGGCGCACGCGGCATCCAGATGCAGCCCCAGGTGCTCCGCCCTGACGGCAGCGAAAAGGACGAGCGCCGCAACGCCGCCCTCCTCGCCGGCTGGAACCGCTGGTGCCGCGCCGACTCCTGCGACGTAACCGGCCGCCTAAGTTTCCACGGCATCGAGTTAAGCATCGTCGGTGCCCTGCCCGAATCCGGCGAGATCGGCATCCGCCTGGTCCGCCAACCCATGGGCCGCAGCAAAGTCCCCCTAAGTCTGGAACTAATCGAAGCCGATCAAATCGACGACGAATACACCGGCCTTAGCGACCGCCCTAAGCACTACTGGCGTATGGGTGTTGAGCTAAATGAGTGGGGCAGGCCCACACGCTACGCAATTCTGCGTAAGCATCCTGGTGACGTTGAGTTCACCAACTACATCGGCAGTAATGAGAAGCATCTGTTTATTGATGCTGCCGATTTTATACACGTTTTTATGCCTGAGCGCGTCGGGCAGACACGCGGAGTCCCCTGGTTCGCCTCGGTAATTACTACGTCGTGGAATCTCGGTAAGTATGAGGAGGCGCACTGGACGCGGAAGCGCGTGCAGGCCAACAGCCTCGGCTGGATCCAGACGCCCGAGCCCGAAACCTTCGGCAGCACCAACCCCGATGGCACGCCCGCCCTGGAGGACAGCAAGCGCCTCTGGAACACCGAGCCCGGCAGCTACAACTTCCTGCTCCCCGGCGAAACCGCCATCCCGCCCGACTTCGGCCCCGACGACGGCCAGTACGAAGCGGTGGTCCGCACCCTCGCCCGCCGCTTCGCCGCCGGCTACGGCTGCTCCTACGAGACCTTGAGTAGAGATTTTTCGGACACCAATTACAGCTCCTCACGCCTCAGCATCTTGGAGGATCGTGATCACTGGCGCGTAATTCAGTCGGTGCTAATTCAGCAGGTACACCAGCGCGTATTTGAGGAGTGGCTCGCCGCCGCCGCCCTTACTGAACTGCCTATGCCGATGTTCAGCGACGTGTGGACACGCCCAGAGCGCTACAACACACCGCATTGGCAGGCCCGTGCCTGGAGCTGGGTCGATCCCGCCAAGGAGATGAAGGCCATGGAAATGAGCCGCGCCCTGCAGCTCCAGACCCACGCCGAACAGATCATGGAGTACACCGGCAACGACTTCATGAACACCATGACCACCATCAGTAAGGAGAACGAAATCAAACAGCAACTCGGCTTAAGCAGCGCCACCCCAACTCCCGACGCCACCTCAACAGATCCACTTACCGACTCACCCAGCCGCCACATCGAGCCCCTCTACTTAGAGGGCGAGGACGAGCCCATCAGCCTCCGCACCGACCTCAGCGCCGCCGCCAAGCCGCAGCGCTAAGCCGCCCCACCGCCCCTTAGCACTTACCGCCCCCACGCCCCTTAGCGCCGCAGCTTATGGCCAACGTCAACGGCACCGAGATCAACCTCATGCCCACTAAGGGGATGCGGGCAGAGGCCGAGCGCTACCGCGCCTGGAAAGCCGAGGGACGCAAAGGCGGCACCTCCGTAGCAGCCCGCCGCGCCACCCAAATCCTCAGCGGTAAGGAGTTGAGCCCTGCCACCGTGCTGGTGATGTCCGCTTGGTTCGCTCGCCATGAAGTGGACAAGCAGGGCGAGGGCTACTCACCGGGCAGCCCCGCTTACCCATCGCCGGGTCGCGTCGCCTGGGCCGCCTGGGGCGGCGACCCCGGCAAAACCTGGGCCGACGCTAAGGCCAAAACCATAAAAAGCGCCGCCGATAGACTGCACAACACAACAACTACTGCTGGTATGGACGCCACCGCAGAGCAGCGCCGCGAGATTACCCCTGACCTTACAGCTCCCCAGGTTGCCTTATACGAAGCCTTGGAGGAAATTGTTGATGAACTCGGTCAGTTTGATCAGGGCATTGGCGCTCACGGCGCTCATTACATGCCTGCTAGCCCCTTCACCAGCGAAGGGATGCAGTGCTCCAACTGCGTCTTCTACGCCGGCCCTCGCGCTTGCGAAGTCGTGGCCGGCGACATCGCCCCCGAAGGCGCCTGCAAGTTCTGGATCATCCCCGAGCAGCTGCTCAGCCCCCAAGCTGACGCCTCAGCCGAAGGCCGTACCGTTGCCTCTGCCGATGAAGTGCGCCTCGCCGCTAAGGCTGTGCGTGACTATGCAGCCCAACGCGCCGCAGCCGGTGAGCTGAGCGAAGGCGACTTCGTTGCCTGGCAATCCAGCGGTGGCACGGCCCGAGGCCGCATCGAGCACGTCATGCGCACCGGCACCCTCGGCGTCCCCGGCAGCGACTTCAGCATCGACGCTTCCGCCGACGACCCCGCCGCCCTCATCCGCATCTACCGCCCTAAGCAGGACGGCTGGAGCGAAACCGAAACCCTCGTAGGCCATAAGTTTTCGACGTTGCGCAAGATCGAGCCCCTGGACGAACCTTCGGACGACAGCGAAGACGACGACCGCAGCGCCCCTTCCGACTTAGAGCAGCGCCCTTATCCCAACGAACACGCCGCCCGCCTCCTCGATCCCGGCCAATTCGATCGCTTCCGCCGCAAGAACAACGATTTCGCCCAAGGCATCGACTCCATTTATGGAATCAGTGGCGACGACCCCGTGCGTCTCCAAGCCCTACGATTCGACGCCGCACGCTTTACAGTAAGCGAAGCTAAGAAGTGGCTTAGCGATCACGACTACACCCCGATCTCCTTTGAGCCCGCAACGGGCAAGTCCATGGACGGCAAAATCGACATCAAGGCCATCAGCAAGGAAGTGCTTAGGCGCGAAGCCCCCCAAGGTCTTCGCGTCGAAGAAAGCACCGAAGCTGGCCTCACCTTTAGCTTCAGCTCCGAGGCGCCCGTGGAGCGCTGGTGGGGCCGCGAGGTGCTGATGCACGATGACGGCGCCATGGACCTGGCCCGCATGAACGACGGCGGCCCCTGGCTCTGGAACCACAACCGTGACGTGGTGCTCGGCGTCGCCGAAAAAGCCTGGCTCGGCGACGATCGCCGCCTCTACGTCAAAACGAAATGGAGCCCCAACACCACCGAAAAGGGCACGGAAGAATACAAGCGTCGCCGTGACATCGAAGCGGGCATCGTCCGCAACGTATCCTTCGCCTACGAGATCAACGATGTGCGCGAAGCATCCAACGGCGACATGCAAGTAGTGGGCTGGAACGTTCTTGAAGTCTCCTCAGTAAGCGTGCCCGCCGACCAGACCGTTGGCCTGGGCCGCGCACTCGACGACACCAACACATCCCCCACGCCACTTACGACGCAAGAAACAAATCAAGCGTCAACCCCTACACTAGAAACTAAGCAGACCGCCGAGCGCGGAGCTGACTTCCCCCAAGATCCTCCATCCATGGAACAAGCCACCAACGTCCAGGAGGTCCAATCCGCCGCTCGGCAGTCCGAGCGTGAGCGTGTTGCGGCCATCCGCGCCATGTGCGCCCAGCACCAGATCGGCACCGATCTGGCTGACACCCTCATCGACAACGAATCCACCCTCGACCAAGCCCGCGAAGCCGTGCTGAACCAAATCGGACGCACCCGCGTCGAAGTCCAAGGTCGCGTCCATGACGACGACTCCGCCGCCCTCGGCCTCACCGACAAGGAAGTCCGCAGCTTCTCCTTCGTCCGCGCCCTCAACCACCTCATCAACCCCGGCGACCGCGCTGCCCGCGAAGCCGCCGCGTTTGAAATCGAGGTCGGCAAGGCTGCCGCCGATAAGTATCAGCGCTCCTCCAACGGTATCGTCATCCCCAACGAAGTGCTCCGCCGCGACCTCGTGGTCGGCACCAGCACCGCCGGTGGCAACCTCGTCTCCACCGACCTGCTGAGCGGCAGCTTCATCGACCTCCTGCGTAACCGCATGGCGATGATGCAAGCCGGCGTCACCATGCTGAGCGGCCTCCAAGGCAACGTAAGCATCCCGAAACAATCGTCCGCCGCTACCGCTTACTGGGTCGGGGAAAACGCATCGCCTACCGAGAGCCAACAGGCCATCGAGCAGGTGAACATGACGCCCAAGACCGTGGGCGCCTTCGTCGATTACAGCCGCCGCCTGCTGCTCCAGGCTTCGATCGACGTGGAGTCGATGATCCGTGCCGACCTGGCCAAGATCATCGCCCTTGAGCTGGACCGCGCTGCCATCTACGGCACCGGCTCCACCAACCAGCCCCTCGGCCTGACCAACACCACCGGCATCGGCAGCCAGACGATCAGCACCTTCGGCACCTTCGCCGAGTACATCGGCATGGAAACCGACGTGGCCACCGCCAACGCCGACGCCGGCTCGATGCGCTACATCATCAACGCCGCCGCCCGTGGCGCCCTCAAGAGCACCGAGAAGTCCGCCTCCTCAGCCGGCCAGTTCGTCTACGAGAACGACGAGATCAACGGCTACCCCGTGATCGTGAGCAACCAACTCGGCACCAACGACTGCCTCTTCGGCGACTTCTCCCAGTTCGTCGTGGGCATGTGGTCCGGCCTCGACCTCACCGTCGATCCTTACGCCGGCTCCACCGCTGGCACGGTCCGCGTCATCGCCCTCCAGGACGTTGACTTCGCGGTCAAGCAACCCGGCGCCTTCTGCTTCGGCACCTGATCGCCATGAGGATCGAGATCCTTCGCTCAGTGATGGTATCTGGGGAGCCGGTAAGCGCCGGCTCCATCCTTGAAGCCACCCCCGCTGACGCCAATCTGCTCATCGGCATGAACAAGGCGCAGCTCGCCCCCGAGCCCGCTCCTGAACCTGCCGTAGAGCCCGCCCTCATCTGTGAGGCCCCCAAGCGGCCCCGCAAACCCACCCCCACCCCCACCGCCGAGGAGGCTTGACCCATGGCCCTCATTCAACAGGCGCTCGACAAGCTTGAGCTGCTGACCTTCCACGCCACCGCCGCTCGCACCGCGACCGGCAGCGCCACCGGCCTCGACCTGCAGGCATA